CTGGTGGCGTCAATATGAAAAATAATGAGGTTATCGAGGCTATCAAAAGGCTATCGGCTCCAAAGATCGCTCATGAACTCGACACCATCGAAGGACGCCGCGCAAGGCTGCAAGCTATCGCAGATCGGGCAGAGAGACAAGGCGATGAACTCAAGGCGCTAGATCAGCTCTCGAAAATGTGCGGCGATTACATCGAGCGCAAACACATCACTGGCAACGTGCAGATTAACTTTCAAGCCTACGTGCCCAAAAAGGGGAGTAAATGAGTCCAGTCGACCCCGCGAAGATAGATCAAGGCCGTGTGTCACTTTATCGGGCCCTGATGAAGGTCAAGAAACACTACGGACTAAACCCTATGGAACTGGTCTATGCGCACCATGAGGCGTTAAAGGACATTGGGGACTATTCCGACAGGCTGTGGCTCCAGTTTGTCGCCGAATCATTCAAAGAGGTCATGTTGCGTGACGAATCCCAAGTCTTGGTCGCCCACTGAGAAACAGGAATACTTCCTGGCTGCGGTCGAGGATGAGGTGTTGTTTGGCGGCGCGGCAGGGGGTGGGAAAAGTGACGCCCTAATCATGGACGTGCTAGGGTTAGGCGAAGAAGAACCCTCCATCTCAATCCCCAGGTTTCGCGGCTTGCTTATCCGTAAGACCTTTCCCCAGCTCCGAGAGATCATCGACCGAACCCGAATCATCTACCCCCTGATCGACCCAGGTGCAACGTATCGGGAAGCTGATAAGGAATGGCTGTTCACCTCGGGTGCGAAAATAATCTTTGGTTTCTGCGAGAGAGATCCTGACGTACTTCAATACCAGGGCGCTGAATTTCAATGGATTGGCATCGACGAGCTTGGGCACTTTGCGACGCCTTACGTCTACGACTACTTGACCTCCCGCCTTCGCTCACCTGATAAACGGCTATCGGCAAAGATGCGGGCAAGCTGCAACCCAGGCCCGAAGTGGATAATGGAGAAGTTCGGGATCAAAAAAGACGGTGCCGATTCAATGGTCACGCTCAATGTCAACGGGCGATTCATTCACCGGCGCTTCATAAGCTCGAAGCTGTCAGACAACAACCACCTGGACGGCACTGGCTACCTTGAGCGCCTAATGATGCTGCCCGATGTTGAACGACAGCAACTCCTGGAAGGCCGATGGGACGTGTATAACGTTCCCGGAGCTATCTACAAAGACCAGATTGACGAATCACGCTCCAATGGCCGCATCCGTCCTTTGCCCTATGACCCGATGTTGCGTGTCCATGCAATATGGGATCTCGGGTGGAATGATAAAACGTCGATCATCCTGGTTCAAAAAGGCGCCAGTGACGTTCGCATCATTGATTACATCGAGGATTCTCACAAAACCCTGGACTACTACTCCACTCTGTTAAGAGAACGGAAATGGAACTGGGGCGAAATGTGGCTCCCTCACGATGGCGAGACCCGTAACCTACAGACAGGGCGATCAGCAAAAGAGGTGCTTGATTCGCAAGGCTGGAATGTTAGAATCACGCCCAAGCTGGACATTGAAAGCGGCATTAGAGCGGCTCGAATGATGTTTGGACAGGTATATTTCGACGCTGACAAGGCTGACGTGCTGGTTGACCACTTGTATAACTATCGCCGGGCCATCAACGCGCAAACAGGGGAGGCAACAGCCCCGGTGCATGATAATCATTCCCACGCTGCGGACGCATTTCGTTATCTCGGGGTATGCGTGGGCAGTCTTACCAATTCAGAGTGGTCTAAGGGCACCTTGAATTACGCAAACATGAATTACGCCTAATATGCAAAAAATGACAGACGACGAGCTTAAAGCTCTGGTTGACGCAGAGGTCTCGCAGAGCTTGGGCTATGTCGGGCGACTGTCTGAGCAGCGTAGGACGGCGCTTGAATACTATTTAGTCCGTCCAAGTGGCAAACTAGCTCCCCCTGAGGTTGACGGGCGCTCATCCGTTGTATCTCCTGACGTTGCAAACGCTATCGAATGGGCGATGCCTTCGCTCATGCGCATCTTTACATCGGGTGAGGACATTGCGCGATTCAGCCCACGCAAACCAGGTGACGAAAAGAAAGCCGAGCAGGCCACCGAATATGCCAATTGGCTACTCTGGTCGCAGAATGAGGGCTATCGCATTGTTTACTGGTGGCTGAAAGACGGCCTGCTAAGCAAGAACGGCTACGTCAAGGTTTACAGCGAAGAAAAAAAGGAAGTAACCCGCGAGGAATACGTTGGTCAAACAATGGAGCAGATCACAGCGATCATGCAGCCGGCTAACGATGAGGAAGAAATTGAAGTCGAATCACAAGATTCAGACGTTGACGAAACCTACACCCAGCAGTTACCACAAATGCAGCAGCAATTTCAGGCTGCGCAACAGCAATACGCCCAAGCCCAACAAATGGGCAACCAACAGGCGATGCAACAGATCGGGCAAATGCTCGCTCAAATGCAGCACGCCATTGACAACCCTCCTTTGGTGTACTCGATCACGATCAAGCGAACCAAAAAGGTTATGAAAACGATCGTTGACAACGTGCCACCCGAGGAAATCCTTGTCTCGCGTCGTTCAAAGACCATTGAAGATACCCCGTTCATTGCTCAAAGGGTTCGGAAACGAATCGGCGACCTGGTGGCGATGGGCTACAGCAAAGATGAGTGTCTCTCGCTCACTGACGACAACAACTGGGCGCAATACAACTCGGAGGCGATCATGCGCCGGGTGTATGACGATGAGGCGGCTACTCAATATGAGGACGGCGGCAACAACGACCCGATGAGCCGCTATGTCTGGCTGATTGACGCTTACGTGCAAGTGGACTACGACGGCGACGGCATCCTGGAATGGCGACGTATCCTGAAAGCAGGCTCAACCATCCTGGAAAACGAGATAGTGGATGGCCATCCCTTTGCCGACTTGTCCCCCATCCTGATGCCTCACAGGCACTTTGGATTGTCCCTGGCTGACATAACGGTCGATTTTCAAACGATTAAAACCCAGTTACTCAGGCAGTATCTTGACGCCTTGTATTTGGGCAACAATCCCCGCCATGAGGTAGTCGAAGGACAAGTCAACCTTGATGACATGCTGACCGCCCGACCAGGTGGTTTAGTCCGGGTCAAGGCTCCTGGCATGATCAACTCCTTGCAGACCCAGGACATTAGCCAATCTGCAATTGGTGGGCTGGAGTATTTCAGCAAGCTCACTGACGAGCGCACGGGCATAACCAAATACAACCAGGGGCTTGATTCCGACACCCTGAACCAGACGGCGACAGGCATTGACCTGATCCAACAGTCGGCCATGCAGCGTTTGGAACTCATGGCCCGGACAATGGCTGAGACAGGGTTTCGGCGGTTGTTCAAACTCCTGCTCAAAGAATCCGTCACTTACCAAAACCGCTCGCAGACGATCAATATCCAAGGCAACTGGGTAGAGATTGACCCGCGTGAGTGGCGCAACGGGTTTGATTTAACCATTGATTGCGGCATTGGCACTGGTAACCGGGATGCCCAGGCCAAGCAACTGATGAACATTCTCCAACTGCAAACCAACCTGATGCAGATGGGCATCGCCACACCACAGAATATCTACTACACGGCCAGCAAAATCCCGCAGGCTTTGGGTCACAAAGACGCAGATCAGTTTTTTACTGACCCGCAGAAGGGCATGGCACCACCTCCGCAGAACCCTGAAATGATGAAAATGCAGGGGCAAATGCAGATCGAGCAGGCCAAGGGTCAAATGACCATGCAAATTGAGTCGATGAAGTTGCAACAATCCGCCCAGCTTGAACAGGCTAAAACTCAATATCAAATGCAAGCCGACCAAGCTGCGCGTGAACATGAGGCACAATTGGAGCACTTCAAAGCCCAGATGCAGAGCGAGGTTGATCGGAACCGCCAACAGGTCGAAGCCGAGCAAAAGCAAATGCAATTGGAGCAAGAAGCACAACTCAGGGCGCTGGAGGCTCAATATAAAGACCAACAGCATCAACGTGATCAGGAATTTGAACGGTGGAAGGCACAGCTAGATAATGAAACACGTGTACTCGTGGCTCAGATTGGCGCGGCATCTAAAGCGGCTGCTGCAAGTGAGGCTCCTGCTGCTGAAAACGCAGAGACAGATATTGAAACGCCAGAGGCTGAGCAAGCCGAGAAAGTCGATACTGGCGCAATGGTGGCACAGGCTCTGCAAGCATCGCTCGACGGGTTTACCCGGGCAATTGAGCAGATGAGCCGGCCTAAAACAATCATTCGCGGCCCTGATGGTCGTGTAACGGGGGTTCAATGAATTTGAATGGACAAGTGGGCGAAGTTAAATTCGTCCTTGAGATAACCCGCAAGGAAACGGGCAAGGTTGAGACAGTCGAAATGGTCGGCTTTCTTGACGAAGATCAACTAAAGGCGCTCCAGGCGCAGGAGACTGAGAATGGCAGTAACGCATAGCACAGCCGCACGAAACGCGGCAACTGACGCTGTAACCGCGCTGATTGGCGCATCGGGCAGGCTTAAATTTCACATTACTGGCTCAACGGTGGCTGCTCCGTCAACGGTAGTGGCTAACCTGGCGCTGAGTGCAACGGCCTTTGGTGCATCGGCATCGGGCACAGCCACAGCCAACGCGATCACATCGGACACCAACGCGGCAGGCGGTACGGTGGCTTTTGCGTCATTGCAAACATCGGGCGGCACTGCGGTCATTCATTGTGCGGTGGCGGCGAGCGCGTCTGACATCAACATGACCAACGGCTTGACGGTGACTGCCGGCGACACTGTGGCTTGTGGGAGCCTCACGTACACCGCTCTTAGCGCCTAATGGCTAACGGCACTGGCACGGCAACAATCAACTTTGGTTCCTTTCCCGGAGCTAACGAGGCCAGTGTCGCCGTCACTGGATTGACCACGATCAGCGCGACGTCAAAGGCTGAGGCTTACTTTATGGGCGATGACACAAGCGGCACACACACGGCGGCAGACCACCGATATGCGCCATTGTTCATCAACCTGACCTGCGGCACGCCAACGGCTGGCACAGGGTTCACAATTTA